TAAACGCGGCGGGCAATGGTTCCCCGGCCTTTACCCGGAACACTACCGCCACCGGGCAATCGGTCTGCAGTGCCCGGGTCACTTGTTTGCGGTAGGCCGGGTGCCCGGAATAACTAAACATGAGCGAATAGTTATTCGGGCGGCGGATATCCGAAAGCCGGGCGGCTCTTTTGGTGTAATCATAGAAAGTCAAACCCGGGTGATTTTGTGGCACCCCGTGATTTTCATAATCGATATCAGATAGCACGTTTAAACGTACAGCACCCCGGACCCCGGTTTTATTGCATAGCCGGGAAAAATTGAACAATTCCGAGTTGAGTTGATCCAGAAATCCGACCCGGTCTTGGTGCCAGAAATCGGCCTTTTTTTGGCGGCCATCGGTGACATTAGAAAACGCACCCCGGCCCGCCGATTTTAGGCAGTCCGCCATACAGTCGGCGGCCTTGCTTCCGGGGCACAGTATCGGATCGGGATATAGTGATAAACCGGCCAGCCGGTAATTACCCCCGGCATGCTTGGTGGTTTTTTTCAGTTTGAGGTTTCCCCCGTTGGTATCGAGTAAACGCATTTTCAATGCTCCATTGCTAGTGAATAAAACGCCCGCCACCACAGCAGGCACCCCCGATTCTACCGAAACCGGGCACCATGTAAACCCGGAATATACACCCGGACCGCGTTAACTAGTGGCCGAACCGGTGCGCGGCGGCGGCTTCAAAAAATTTTTTATTAATGTATGTATGTTACGTAGCGTAAAATGTTGACTAATGTTTCAATCTGTTTTTCTCATAAAGTGTCCTCCGCGTAAGTCTTTTGTTTTTGGGGATTTTCGGTACGCGGTGCCCGTTTGAGGCATAAAAACTCTTCCGCGTAAGTCAAAGGAGTAAAAATGATAGAGGACAATAAAAAGCCGACGGACTATGAATTTCAAGCAGTCTCAGCAGAGGTCTGCAACGCTATTCGCGCTAAAATGAAGGCAGGGTTTAAAGAAACCCAGATGCGGATAGAGTTACAGCTTTTCCATGATCGGCTGGAGTGGGTGCAAAAAGACGAACTTTCTAAGTGGTTTCTTGCTTCTCGGGAGCGTCTAGCATTATTCCATCGCTTTAATTTACAAGGTTTTTCTGACGGCCATACAGTAAGCATGGAAAGCAGAGCTTTGGGCATCGATAGAAGCCAAATTTCCCGAATGTTGAGCGAAGCTCACAGTTTGGGCTTCATTTATCGGAATAAAGAGCCTAAAAAACAACGATATTATCTTCCTAGCGATCATTTGCTACGAAATGGCGATTATTTTGTTGAATATCATGTAAATCAAATACTTGACAATGAAAATCACATGGCCCGGAGGCATTTTTTTGACTACAAACGATGTGAACGCAATACCCGAATAAAAATGAGGTAGTCTCACATTGATTTTTCTGATCCTTTCCTTGAATCTAGTAAATTCAGAATCTAGAACCAAAAAAAGCGAACAAGAAGAAAGGACCAAACGGTGCGAGAAACAAAACATCTGACAATCAGTTTCCCCTCCGCAAGAATATATAGCTTGGCGGCAGCGTTGTCGGAAGCTGAAGAAATAGCGACACAAAACAAAGTCAACGTGCCTATTTTACACACAAAAATGGGCAATTATTTTGTGTTAGAGGGGTATCCCGAGGATGAAGCGGACATCTTAGTTCATTGTAGTTGACACACCGATGAGTCTTTTGTTAGTGTCGGAAAGTTACACTAGCAAGGGGCCTGACAATGACTCCCAGACCGACCTACGAGTCTGATGAAGATCTATATAAAGAAAAACAAGTCATCAAAGCGATTGCACAAGCTTTGGGGCTTGATTTCTTTAAGCTTCCCCGCAGTTATGGCCTTGACTTTGCTCTTACAAACCCTGACGACCAAGCTGTAAGAGCTTTTGTTGAGATAAAAGCGCGGAAAAACCACTCCCAGCGGTATCCAACCTTACTTTTGAGCCTTTCTAAGCTCATTAGCGCCCAAAAACTATCAGCAGCAACATCTAGGCCGTCCTATTTAGTGGCAGCCTTCACGGATGGCTTGTTTCTTACCAAGCTAACCTCTGGAAAGGAGCCTGTGACGATTGCAGGCCGTACCGACAGAGATGATCCTGCTGATATGGAACCCTGCATTCATTTCAGAATCCTCAAAATGCGAAAGGTAGCGTCATTTAACGTCCATGAGGGAGATGAAAATAATGAAAGCTAAATATGTGGCAAGGAAAGAACGCAAGGGCCGTATCGTATGGGTAGTTAACCCTCCACAAACGTGGAAAGAAACGATCCGGGCTACTTACATGCAGTTTGATAATGTAATTGACGCCCAAGAGTATTCACGGGAGTTGCAGCGTGACTTTGAAGAGTACGAAAGGCGGCAGAACTTTGTCCCACTTACCGACCAGAGGACCGTAGACGGCCTGATAGCTCGTTATAAGGGCACCACGGACTACAAGAAGCTGGCAGACAACTCAAAACGAGCATACATAGCCATGTTGGATCAGGCGTCAGGCTGGTATATCGGCGGCTCCAAGACGCGGTTTGGTGACATGATGGCCCGTACCGTCTCGGCCGACCATGCGGATCATCTTTATCAGGAGATTTGTGAGACTGTGTCCCTGCACCGAGGTGAGTTTGTGATCAAGGTGCTGCGTAAGGTCTGGTTTAACGCCTTCCGTGCGGGAAGAGTTGCTGGAAACCCTTTTTCTAAGATGGGCCTCAGTGGCCTGCCGCCCCGGGCAATCAAGTGGACTGAAGAACAGGTCCGCCAATTTATTGACACTGCAGATGCCATGAACCGGTCTAGCGTCGGAACTTTGGCGCTTCTGTGCTTTGATCTGTGCCAGCGCCCGGGAGACATGATTAAGCTGACCCGACAGAATCTGATTGGGGATGTAATGGTGTTTGCGCAAGAGAAAACCGGCACTCCGATGGAAGTACCTGTCTCGCCACGTTTGCTGCAGCGTCTGGATATGTCGCCTGAAGCTACAGATGACGAGTTCATTATCTACGAAGCAACTAACCGTCCATATCAAGACCGTTGGGGCTACAACAAGGTAGTCCGTAAGGTGTTAGCCCGGGCAGGACTGCCAAAAGAGCTTCAGATCCGTGATCTACGGCGGTCTGGGGCCACTCTGCTGGGCGAGTCTGGTTGTACCTATGATGAGTTGCGGGCCGTGACCGGGCATAAGAGCGCCCAAGTATTACAAACCTACGTTAAAACAACCCAAACTCTTGCGGGCAACGCGATGAGGAAGAGATTTAATCAATGATAGTACAAGATAGTTTTATAACTGACCCTGAAATGCTGGAAGCATTCGTTCAACAAGAGAATTGGTCAGACCAAATGCAAGAAAAGACCATGTGGTACCCCGGATGGTGGGTCAGAGAGCCGGAAAACCTGTGGGAGCGCACTATTGTCTCCATTTGGAAGAATCTGGTGTCCGACACTTCAAAAATTCAAGGCATAGAGTACTGGCTGAATGTTGTTGCTGCCGGAGATGGCATGCAGTGGCATTTTGATAAGGACGAGACAGTGTATGAGAGGGACAGGACTGTTATCTCTCCTGCTATTGGCTCTGTCTATTACCCAGTACCACATTCTGTACAAGGCGGCTATCTAGAGATTCAAGACGAAGCAAGAGAGATAGAACGCATAGCCCCGGTGTTTAATAGGATGGTAATATTTCAGTCTGATCACTTACACCGCGTTAGCCCGGTGTATGCAGGCCCGCGCTTTGTTTTTGTCACTAATATCTGGACGGCGAAAATACCGGAGGCCTATCAAGATGACCAGCAAAGTACAGATGCAGTCGAAAAATCGCCAGACAAGTAAGAATATTTTGAAAGAGCAGAAAAAGTATCGGGTAGTAGACCAGCCGAAGTTTTCTTTGGTAAGTCCGTCTACAGAGATTAGAGAAATGCCCGAATGGTTTTTTAAAATATTAATTGTCGCTACACCGATTATGGTAATTCTATTGGTGTCTCTGGTGGTGGTGCTACTACATGATTAAGGCAAGACGAAGTGATGGGCTGGGGGTTGCTCGGCAGTTAGGCTATCCAACGATTAATCTGTATCACCCCTCCGAGGATTGTGGGGTTTATTTAGTTCGTGAAAAAGAATATGGGCTTGGCGCGGCATTTGTAATGCCAAATTTAACGGAGATACATTTTTTTAATCATGTTGAATCTCCTAAAGATGAGTTGGAATACGAAATTTTGTCTAAATTAGAAGCGCCTGAAAACGGAATTCTGGACTATTTCTACAAAGGCTTGGCGTATTACAAATTACTTAAGCAAGTAGAATCAGTGAAGAAATAGCCACCATTTCAAACTTTTTCCAACTAAACTAATTTTTTTATAAAAAATCGTTTTTTATCAATGGAGTGGTAGGCCCGGAGGGACTCGAACCCCCAACCAAAGCGTTATGGTATTTTTATTTAATTTCAATGCGTTAGCGAGATATGTAGTTAAAAACCCCATAACTAGTGTCATTAAGTGTCTATACAGAAACACTAACAAATGTTATTTTTGCGAGGCCCCTTCGGGCCGAGCTATACCCACACCATTATGAATACATATTCAGAACAAAAAGAAACTATTGCTGCCATCGACGTAAGAGACGGAGAGTCAAAACGTATCGATTGTCCATTTTGTTTTGGTAGATATACCTTCACGATTACAAAGAAAGACGGCAAAACGTTTTGGAACTGCTACAAGGCAAGTTGCACTGCTAAAGGACAAGACCATACCGGGTATGGACTAGAAGCAGCCAAGGCACGGATCAATGGACGCAGCACTGAAGTCAAACGACGATCTTTACCCCTGCCATCGATAGTATCGAATCCAAGGCATCACATTTACGTCATGCAATATCTTGAAAAGGTAAATTGTTTAGATGCTCTGTCGAATCATTGGTTAGATATAAAGCTTGATCCAGCCCGGAATAGAGTTCTGTTCTACATGAACGATGGGCTAGGAGCCGTAGGAAGATCCGTTAACGATTCTAAACCTAAGTGGTTATCGTATGGTGATACCACAGGGGCTTTGTTTGTTAAGCCCGACAATAAACATTGCGTGGTTGTTGAGGATGCTGCTTCGGCTTGTTCAGTAGCTCGGTTGGACGACATAACTGGTGTCGCATTGTTGGGTACAAACATGAGTGCGGTACAACAACAACAGATTCTTCAATATCACACAGTTACGATTGTGCTTGACAAGGATGCATCGCGTAAGGCTATAAAGTTAGCGTCACAATTAAGGAGTAGTGCAACTGTCTCGACCATAAGTATTCGGTTTACTAAGGAAGATCTTAAATACCTAAGTAAAGACGAAGTGTGGGATTTGTTGCAGGCATAAAAAAATGAAAGCAAGAGCAATAGCAATCATCGACTTTGAATTTAAAAACGGTTTTATAGAAGCTGCAGAACAACAAAAGAAGCTTGAGGCCGCTATAGAAAATCTAGTCAGGGACACCACTAGCGTTGTCTACCATGAAGTAGACATGCGGGAGCGAAGAAGTTCAGACCGTACCCCCAACCTGAAAAAAATGAAGATTAGGTTAAGCTAAAGCTTTTCTTCTGACACTAGTTGGTGCTATAGTCGATGTCGTTACGAGAAACCAATTACGGCATCGACTTGAATGGATATAAAAATTCTAAAGGCACTACTGTCCCATAATGTTTATCAAGAAAACCAACCATCCCTCAACCCGTCGCTCTTTGAGAGTTCTGCAAAAACTCTCTTCAACTGCATTGCCGAAGGTCACCAGAAGTACTGCAGGGATCTCACACAAGACGACGTTGAAGCCCTCTACTTACTCCAGTACCCCGTAGCAACTCGATCTGAGAAAGAAGAGTTCACAGACTACGTTTGTGCGGTAGTTAACGCGCCGGATCTGCAAGCAGACATTATTGGCGATCTGGTCAAAGAACTTTGGAAGCGATCCCTTGGGCATAAGATAGCCAATCTCGGCATTGAGATTAGTGAAGGCAGTGACGATGCCGTGGCCCGTTTGGAAAAGATCCTAGATTCAAATCGTGATGGGCTTTTGCCCGACGACTTCGGACCAACCACCACCAAAGATTTAGATACGCTGCTTGAGCTTACAAGCGACGAGGCTCGTTGGAAGTTCAACATTGCAACATTATCTCGGCACGTTTACGGAATCGGCCCGGGCGAGTTTGGAACAATCTTTGCACTGCCTGAGACAGGCAAGACGGCTTTTGCGATCAGTTTGTGCTGTGCGCCGGGAGGTTTTTGCGAACAAGGGGCTATGGTTTTGTACCTCGGTAACGAGGAGGAAACCCGTAGAACAATGTTGCGGGCTATACAGGCATGGGCAGGCAAGACCCGAGAAGAGATAGCTAAGAACACTGGTGCGCGGAAGGAAGCATTAGATAAATTCGCGCAGATTGAAGAAAAGATTGAGATGAAAGACATCCAAGATTGGGATTTGGCCCAAGTGGATGCATACCTCTCCGNAATGGCCCCGGATGTAGTTGTCGTTGATCAAGGCGATAAATGCCAAGTAGGCGGCAACTTCTCTGCCTCGCACGAAAGACTCCGCGAGGTTTACCGATCTTTGCGCGAGTTAGCAAAGAAACATCAATGTGCGCTGCTTACCGTATCACAGGCAAGTAACGAGGCCCGGGGCCGTACCCGTCTGTCAGGTTTCGACATGGAAGGTTCTCGCATCGGCAAGATGGCAGAGAATGATTTAGTGGTGGGTGTCGGCCGCCATGAAAATAGCGAGGACGATGAACCAGACAACACTCGTTATCTGACCGTTTCCAAGAACAAGCTGTCCGGGTGGCACGGTACGGTTATCTGCCGTATCCAGCCCGAGATAAGCCGGTATGTGGAGTAAGCAGCCATGACCGTTATCGTATTAGATTTAGAAACCACTGTAGCGTCTGTTGACGGAAACAAAGACAACAGCCCCTTTAACCCTAAGAACCGGATCGTATCAGCCCACTGGCGTATGCTGGAAGGCGAAGAGATCGGAGAAGCCAAGCGGGCAATCTTTTATCATAAAGAGCATCCCGGGTGTGACGATCCCACCGAACTGANGGCGGATCTTGCTGCAGCAGATGTGTTGGTGGCGCACAATGCAAAGTTTGATGTGATGTATTTGCTGGAGGCAGGCTTTGAGATACCGGAGCGTGTCCATTGCACAATGATCCTTGAATATATTTTTGCCCGTGCCCAGAACGTAGACAAAAGCCTGAAGGGCACAGCAGAGAGACGGGACGTTACTCGTAAGAGAGACGACCTTGTTGGCGATCTGTTTAAGAAGGGTATTGGTTTTGAAGAGATGCCTCTGGCTGACGTAGTGGAGTACGCCGATACGGATGTTCTCTCCTGCGCGGAAATCTATGTTGCCCAGATGCAGGATTTGAAAAAAGCCAGCAACCAATCTTTAGCGGGTGTTGCTGATGTAATGAACGAGATGCTTCTCTTCCTTGTTGAGATTGAACGAAACGGTATCAAAATCGATCAGGACGAACTCGCGAAAGTGGAGCAGGACTTCTTGACAGAAAAGCAGCAGCTAGAGATTGCACTGCGGGACATTGTCACTGATGTGATGGGAGATACTCCGATCAATCTCAACTCTGGCGTGGACATAACTAAAGTCATCTACAGCCGGGAAGTTATAAACCGAGAGATGCACAAACGTTTATTTAACTGCGGGGTAGGACCAACCGGTAAGCCGCTACCTCCCGCACGTATGAATAACAACAAGTTTGCACTGACCGTTAAGCGCACCACCCAGCGCGTAATGAAGACGGTAGCGGAGCATTGCTACACCTGTGATGGTTCCGGGCTGATTCAAAAGATGAAGAAGAACGGAGAGCCGTGGAAGAAGAAGACCAAGTGCCCAGCGTGTCACGGCCAAGGCTTCTTGCTTAATCCTACGGGACAGGTTGCAGGCCTGAAGCTTATTCCCCGGGGACCAGAAGATGCCAGTATTAACGGCTTCAAGACAGACAAAGGCACGATAGGTAAGTTGCTGGTACAAGCACGGGACAAAGACAATCTGAAGGCTGTTGAGTTTTTAACAAAGCTGATGCGTTTGAATGCGGTGTCTGTTTATTTGGATTCGTTTATTGCGGGAATAAAAACGTGGACTCGCCCGTCTGGTCTATTACACGCACAGTTTAATCAGACTGTGACCCGCACCGGACGGCTCTCATCGTCTAATCCCAACTTCCAAAACTTGCCCAAAGGCAATAAATTCCCAGTTAGGAAGTGTCTCGTTTCTCGCTTCGATGGCGGACAGATTTTAGAGATNGACTTNAGCGGNCTTGAGTTCCGTGTTGCNGGNGAACTCTCCCGGGACAGTCAGATCATAGAAGATGTTCGCAACGGTAAGGATGTGCATAAGCAGACTGCCTCAATCATCAATCAATGTGANGTTGANGAAGTNACCAAAGATATGCGNCANGCNGCNAAGGCNTANACNTTTGCTCCGCTCTATGGGGGTATGGGNGCCAATGAGCCGCCCCACGTTCAGACATACTTCGGTGAGTACTTTAATATCTATAAGGGACTGTCGGAGTGGCATAAAGAGCTAATGAATGAGGTGCTGCGCTCTGGCATAGTGCAGACTCCCTCGGGCCGCCAGTTCCATTTTCCGAAGGCCAAANGCCTAGCAAACGGCCGTGTGACCAATGCTACGGCGATTGTTAATTNCCCTGTTCAAAGCTTTGCTACAGCGGACATTGTCCCACTTAGCTGCATCAGAGCTTACCAAGAATTTAAACGGCGTCAGTTTAAGACTCGTCTTGTTCTCACGGTCCACGACTCCATCGTTTGCGACGTTTACCCGGGCGAAATGTCCGAGGTGTTGGAAGTGTTGGTCTGGGCTATGGAGAAGGTAGACGAGGATTTAATTGACCGGTTTGAATACCATCCGGTGCTGCCCCTCACCACTGAAGCGGAGGCGGGTAAAAATTGGATGGAAACGACACCAATTAGTGTTGCATAAAGCCACTTGTTGGTGTACTTTAAATTTGTTACGAAAAACCTTTAAGGACTATATATATATGAGTACTGAAATTTCCACTGTGACACCTGAAGCGGCAAACCAACTCGCAATGATGCTTGGAGCCGTGGATGCCCCCGCCCCTTCCAAGAACCGTCTTCCGAAGCTTAAGGTTAACACCCAGCGCAAGCATCCATATGAGGGGCAGTTCGTTATTGAGGGTGAAGGCGTTGAGCCTGTCTTTGCTGAAACAGTCAAGATTCGGGTTCTGAGCCAGTTGTTCCAGTGGCTGCATTACGACCCCGAGGAAAACAAGGTTGTTAATAAAACCTTGATGATTCCTAATTTCCGCCACGAAGCTCTTGATATGAAGGGTACCCTGCGTTGCGGAAAGCCGCCTAGTCGCATACTTCGTGAGGCTTCTAAAGAAGAACAAAAGAAGTACAGCGACATTACTTGCTTCCGTCAGTTGCGTGTCATCGTCAGTTACTCAGGTAAAACCGAGGACGGGGATGATGCTACTGTTGAGAACCAGCCAGCGATCATGATGCTGAAAGGTTCTAACTTCAATCCATTTGAAGATGAAGTAATGAAAGTTCTCCCCAAAGGCGCTTCTACTTACGAATATGAGGTAGAGGTGTCGGCGGAAGAAATGCAGAACGGCAGCGTGATTTATTATGTCATGCACTTCGCGCCAAACTTGAAGACTAAGCTTCCTCTCACTGACGAGATTTACGAGACAATGGTCCACATGGGCAGGCTCGTAAAGGACGAAAATGAGATGATTACGCTGAAGCATCAAGAGGCGTTGCACAACGAGAATCTCTCCTCTGATGCCATCGATGCGTTAGCTGAAGAATTAGAGGAAGACTAAGAGTTCTCCCTGCGGGGCTGCGGGCCATTTCTTCAAACGTTTAGGCCCTTTGTTGTGATACAGCCCCGTTCCTTGGGGTCTGATCTGTCACTCCTTCGGATCAGACCCCTTTTTTTGAGGTACACGTGAATTTATCTGAGCAATACGCTGCAAAGCTAAAATTACAATTAACCAAACTCAGTAACGGCGAAATGCTGCCGTATGATGACCAGTGGATAGAAGATGCGGGGGAGATGTTTAAGGCCTCTCTCAGAAAGCAGCTTGCGGAACGAGAAAAAGGATTCCGCATTCGTATGTCTAATCTGGGCCGTCCTGTCTGCCAGCTTCAGCGAGAGAAGGCAGGCGAAGAAAAAGAAGTCATGCCATATAACCACATTGTCCGAATGATGCTAGGCGATGCGGTTGAGTGCATCATGGAAGTTTTGCTTCGCGTTGCCGGTTTAAATATTACCGGGGGAAAAGAAGAAGCCGAGCTTGAAATCCACGGGCAGCAGATCCGTGGAGAGAACGATATTGAAATCGATGGCCGGGTCTATGACACCAAGAGCAGCAGCCCTTGGGCATTTACCCACAAGTGGTCTGATGGATGGTCTGGTGTCGCTAAAGACGATGCCTTCGGCTATGCCGCCCAGCTATGGGGATATGCCACAGGCACTAATAAACCGCAGGGTGGTTGGATCGTAGTTAATAAGTCTACGGGCGAGGTAGAGGTTGTCGAAGCTGATCCTTCCCCCGACCAAGTATCCCAGCTTGAGGCGTTTATTAGCGAGAATGTGAAAGTCATAGCTACTGATAGGCCGTTCATTAAGTGCTTTGAGCCGACTCAAGAGTTATTTCGGGGCAAGCCTACCGGAAACAAGCGTCTGCACACGACCTGTACTTTCTGTAGCTTCCGGGCCTCTTGTTGGCCGGATGCCGTGTACAAGCCACAGGGCGGTTCTAAGGCCGTTAGTCCGCGCCACTATTGGTACTCTCACTATGAAGCATAACACCCGATTGAGAGCGATCAGGGCCGGTTATAAATCTGGAATCGAAAAAGATGTAGCGGATCAGATCCGTCGCGCCGGGAAGGAAGTACAATACGAGCCTTTCAAGATCCCGTATGTCATTCCAGAGAGTGATCATCACTACACTCCTGACTACGTTTTGCCCAATGGGATTGTTATTGAGACGAAGGGCAGATTTCTTTTATCTGACCGCAAAAAACATATTCTTATCAAGGAGCAATACCCCGACCTTGATATTCGTTTTGTGTTCAGTCGCAGCAACGGAAGGCTGCGAAAGGGGTCAAAAACTACCTACGCCGTCTGGTGCCAAAAGAATGGATTTATGTACGCCGATACACTGATCCCGGCCGAGTGGTTGAAGGAAAAGAAAAATTTAGCATCGCTAAAATTAATAAAAGCATTTGGGGATCAGTAATGAGCGAAAAGACAGAAAAGATACCGATTAACGGCTTCTATATAGAAGTTGGCAGCCATGTAGAGCAGGAACTGTACTTCGGAGCGTCTGAGGACTTCTTTGAGGACGCTGATGAGACTTTCAAAGAGTACATGCGAGACTTCCTGTATGGCATTTACTACATGGTTTCTACCATGCCGGACGAGATAATTGGCTACGGTGCAGCCCTCCGTTCAGAGCGAGAGTTTGTTGAGTTTGCGACAGATTGCAAGAACGACAAACTGGCCCAAAGCAGTAAACGATATACAAATAACGTGTACCCGTTTCCTGACACCACTAGAGATGATGACGACACGGTACATTGATATGGCAAATGCACATTTCCCCCCTTTTGACAAAGTAGACAACTCTGGAATGGACTATGACGAACTTCACCCGCACCCCGAGGGCCGGGACATGTCTGCAATCCCGAATCCTAAAGGCATCCCGAAGTCTGGTGGACATCGTACTAATGACTCTGGGCTTGCTAATGATCACAAACTCGCAAGCGACGGTGGAAGTACTGGTTACTATGAGTTGCCTGCTCACGCCCGGGAGTTGCGGCATTTAATCAGCCACAAGGCCATGAGCAAAGCCCGTGGAGATATTTTCAAAGCCTGTTATCGGCTTGGAGAAAAGGAAGGCGTCGATATTTTGTACGACCTTCGGAAGATGAAATTTTTCATCGAAGATTTAATCGAAATGCATGAAAGGGGGGAACACCTTTAATGGGGCAAATGACATTTGAAGAGTTTCAGGAAATTAGTGCTGAAACTGCAATTTATAGTAAGCAATGGTCCACGATGTATCCGGCGCTGGGTTTAGCCGGAGAAGCGGGCGAAGTCTGCAATAAAGTAAAAAAGATTTTCCGCGATGACGACGGATATTTAACAGATGAAGTGCGTGAGTCACTAGCAAAGGAATTAGGCGATGTACTGTGGTACATTTCTGCGCTTGCTACGGATCTTGATTTGAATCTGGACGATATAGCACGGGGTAACCGGGACAAATTAGCGTCTCGGCATAAAAGGGGCGTTATTGGCGGCAGCGGGGACAATCGATGAGTAACAATTATTACTTTCCTTCAGATTACGAAGAATTTATTTATAAGAGCCGATATGCCCGGTGGAATGGCGAAAGAAGAGAAGAGTGGCCCGAGACTGTGGGCCGATACTTCGATTGTCTTTTAGCATCCGTCAAAGAAAACCACAGATTCTCTCTTAAGCCTGCCGTTGAAGAAGAACTTCGGGCTGCCATTCTCAACATGGACGTAGTTCCCTCTATGCGGGCGCTAATGACTGCCGGGGATGCCCTTACCCGGGACAATACAGCCGGGTATAACTGTGCCTACCTAGCTGTAGACGACCCCAAGGCTTTTGATGAAGCCATGTTTATTTTGCTCTGCGGCACTGGGGTGGGCTTCAGCGTGGAAGAAATCCATATCAAGAACCTGCCGGATGTCCCGGATCGCATCTTTCCCTCAGAGACTGTCGTTCACGTACGAGACTCCAAAGAAGGCTGGGCCAAGGCCCTTAGGCAGCTTTTGGCATTGCTTTGGAGCGGAGAGTGTCCAAGATGGGATGTGTCTCGTGTCCGCCCGGCCGGGGCACGGCTCAAGACTTTTGGGGGCCGGGCCTCCGGACCAGAGCCTCTGGTTGAGCTATTTAACTTTGTGGTCAAGATATTTAGCAATGCGCAGGGCCGTAAGCTGACTTCCCTAGAGTGCCACGACATAATGACGTACATCGCTAGGGTCATTGTAGTTGGTGGGGTTAGAAGAAGTGCAATGATCTCACTGAGTGACCTTGGTGATGATCGAATGCGTCACTGCAAGTCGGGCATGTGGTTTGATGATGAGCCGCAACGCGCCTTGGCTAATAACTCAGCAACGTACAATGATAAGCCGGAGATGGAGACATTTATCCGTGAGTGGCTGTCGTTGATTGAGTCTAAGTCTGGGGAGCGAGGCATATTCAATCGACAGGCGGCGACCAAACAGGTGTCGAAGTACAACTCCCGCAATCCTAACTACATGTGGGGCACCAATCCTTGCAGTGAAATTATATTGCGCGGCCCTCGCCTAGATGACAAAGGGCACCCGGTCACCGGTACTGGGGGCCAGTTCTGTAATCTGTCTGAGGTTATTGTACGGGCAGGAGATACACTGGAGACGCTGAAGCACAAGGTCAAGATGGCAACAATCTTGGGCACTCTACAAAGCACTTTGACTTACTTCCCGTATCTAAGAAAAGTATGGCAGCGCAACACTGAGGAAGAGCGCCTGCTTGGTGTCAGCCTTACTGGCATCATGGACCATGCGTCTCTATCCAGTGTAAAGAATGCTCCCAAGTGGCTAACGGAGATGCGCAAGACAGCAGAGGAAACCAATAAAGAGTTTGCGGCAGCAATAGGGATTCAGGAATCTGCTGCGATTACCTGTGTTAAACCTTCGGGCACGGTATCTCAGCTTGTAGACAGTGCCTCTGGCATACACACTCGGCACAGCCCGTATTACATCCGTACTGTACGGGGCGACAAGAAAGATCCCCTTACGCAGTTTCTGGTTGATCAGGGCATCCCGGCAGAGGACGACCAGTTTAATGCGAATAGTACGACTGTCTTTAGCTTTCCGAAGAAGGCTCCTTCCGAGGCGGTGTGTCGGACTGACATGACTGCGATTGAGCAGCTAGAGCTATGGCTGGCGTATCAGGAAAACTGGTGTCACCACAAACCTTCTGTGACAATCTCGGTTAAGCAGAGTGAATGGCTGCACGTTGGAGCATGGGTCTACGATAACTTTGACTCTATTAGCGGAATTAGTTTTCTGCCCTTCTCAGACCATGTATACGCCCAAGCGCCGTATCAGGACTGTACTAAAGAAGAGTACGAAAACGCTCTTGAGAGTATGCCTACCAAGATAAATTGGGCAGAGTTGTCTGCTTACGAGCAGGAAGACAATACTGTAAGTTCTCAGACCCTCGCATGTACCGGGACTTCTTGTGAAATTGTAGATATTTCAAACTAGAGGATGCAATGGCAAATAAAGACAAGGAAGACTTGCGTCATAGAATACAGCGTGAAACTCAGGCGTATTTAAAACGTGGGGGTACAATCTATAAGTGTGAGCAAGGAGAAACCGGAGATGAATTCCAGTTAACTTTTTCTAATCCCAAGTTTAACTATGCTTTCAAATCCCCAAGTTGGCTGACGGACAAAAAATGAGAGGTCAGTTGATAGGCCTCAACCCCATGTACTTCTATAAGGTAGGTCTTGGGGTTTCAGAGAGCAATAGGCAAGCGATATATAGCGCCATTTGTTCTCTGGTAGATAAAGAAGCCGAAGGCTTTGATCCTTTCACTGATACGGCTTGGCTTGGCGATATAGATTCTTCTGGGGACTTTCACACTATTCCAGAGATGAGACCGTTACTTGAACGACTTCCCTTTGCACTAGGCGAGTACTTTAAGGCGCTGGGAGTAAACGCTGAGAAGTTTCAAGCGTACATTTCTCGATGCTGGCCTGCTTATCAGACCGTGGGTCAAAAGATAAACCTACACAGACACATGCAGAGTAATATCAGCGGTGTCTATTATGTTGATGTTCCTCCTGAGTCTGGGGAGTTTGCATTCTACTTCTACGATGTAGCCTGTGAATTTATCCCGGGGCTATTTTCTTCTGATGCCCATGCGAAAAAAGGCCTGCTCAACTCATGGAACCTGATGCGGGCTACTGAGGTGCCCTTGGTGATGGAGACAGATCAGCTAATCCTATTCCCCTCTAAGACGCTCCACAGAGTCCACCCTAGCAAAAACTACGACAGGCCAAGGATCTCTATTGCCTTCGACATAAACGTTACCCTGCGGTCCTCAGACAAGCAGGAGGCGGGTATGCCACCATTAGATAAGTGGCAGGGTATTGATGTCCTCACTAATCCGTCATAGAATCAACATGCTCATTGCTAGTGAGCCGCCCCTGTCGCCGTCTAACCAGCGGAATCCCGGCAGGGGCATTTTTATTTCTACAATAATATCAATAACATAGAGGAATCCCGTGAGTAATTTTTGTTTTGATTTGACGAAGTATCCCAAACTCAAGCTGCTGCAAGACAATTGGGAGATATTTCGTGAAGAGTATCAGTTAGTTAAAGACAACCTTATCAAGATGCCATATCCGATTTACGACTACGACGGAACGTGGGCTGCTTTTGGGTTTGCCTACTTAGGAGAGCGGATTAATCAAGATATTTGTCCCAGAGTTAACGAAATCTTGGACGAGATGGAGGATGTTTATATTGCCGGGTTCTCTGTACTGAAACCAAAGGTGGTGATCAATCCGCATGAAGGCGAGGGGGCTGGATACTTACGTTCTCATGTAGGCCTTATTTGCCCGGATGGATGTTCAATTACGGTAGGCGGCGAAGACTATACATGGTCTGAGGGAGAAGTAGTTGTCTTTGACGGCACAATTGAACACAGTGCCCGGAATACTTCGGACGATGAGCGAGTAGTATTTTTATTGGATTTCCCAGTGCCTAATGAAAGCTCCACTTAAAAAGCCACTAGTCCCAGACTACCCTCTTGTTGAGATTACATGGGGTGACGCTTGGGCCGACACTGAAGAACTCTCTCCGGCTGACTTCAGCCGCTTAACCCCCGTGTACAGGACTACTGTCGGCTACTTGATGGGCATCACAGAACTGGGCTACAGCCTGTGCAGCGATATCATTGAGTACAAGTCTGAGATTGTCTGCCAAGGAACTATGTACGTCCCAACCGGGATGGTTGTGGCGGTTCGGCACCTTAAGCGGACGGGCCGGGCCGAAATAAAAAATACCCTCTGAGTTGTCTGGCACTAACTCGTAATAGTTGATAGGATTCCACGTTCGGCAAGGACGCCTTCACCCAACCAACCGGAGTCCTTTATATGAAAGCTTTATTAGTAGTGTTGTTTAGCAGTTTTTCTGCTTATTCTTTAGCCGCCCCAATCATATCTTACGACGATGGATCTACTTACACGCTTCAAGACGATGAAGAAGTGTTTGTTTCAACGGCGGATCATCTTTTTACAAAAAGAGATTATGCTAACGGCAATGTGTATTTTGGGGCAAAACGGCCGAATACTAAGCGGGATTATGTCGAAACCCCGTCAGATGAGTTTGAGCTAGGGTCACAGGAATGGTGCCAAGCATACATCCCGTGGAGTGAGGGGTATTCATTTAATATGCAAGCGTGGCAGCGTTATTGTGATGTAAATGGGGATGGGGTGTACGACGAGAGTGACAGAACCTAATCTGTCATTAGCTCATAATTAAAGCGGCGTAACCAATCATCCCGCCTAAAAAAATTAGGGTGCCTGCGTACTGGATGTAAGTAGTCTTGGGGGATACTTCTCTGAGGCGACGACAGTCAGTACACAGCGCCCCTTCAATAGGGACGCCACATCGATTACAGACATAACAGTGTCTCAAATTACATCACCACCCGTTTTAAGTGTAAATCTTAACCTGATCACTGCTTTCTGGATCGTGCAGTTGTGGTACGCAGTAGGCGTTTATATTCGGGCCTACGCTCGGTGACCTGTGCTGCCAGTTTAATCTGGACGCAAAGTATTGGCACCGATCTATACTGTAGAACCCCATATCTTCCGATATGATCTCGCCGTTAACAGTTACGACTAGCATAAATATGTGAAAGGCTTGGGACATTACTGCAGGCCAAGCTCCTGCATTTGTACATCAGTAGCATCCTGCAAGTTTTGCTGCAGGGCTGCTTCATAGTCTTCGTTAAACTCTTCTTCAGTGCCGTCATAAATGGCAGAACGACTAAGGTACCTATAAAGCAAGCGACGTTGCTCTGCGTTAGGAACTGGCACCCTTATTGGCATTGACGAAGTTCCTATATTGACCGTCCGAATGTCTGTTACCCCGGTCTGGCCCACAAGTTTTATAAGACGTATGAACTCATCAGGATTTGCTAGGGCCGCATCAATCGTTCTTGTTGTAAGGTTTGGATCGACAAAGTCGCCAATCTTTTTACCAATTGTTCTAACCCTTGCTCCCAAACGACTAAGCGGACCAAGTATCAATGTGACTTGTCTATCAACCATTTGTTGATACTGCTTGTCGAGGTTCATACTTTGCATAGTATTGGAACCGGCCAAAGTCGTCGGACGGGCCGTGCGGGTTTGTTGTACCAAGCCTGCAACTTCCATCAGGCTGGTCAAGCCCTGCATGAACTCTGGCTGATCAGCAAATATTTCTTCTCCCCGGGACAAGATAGGACTGATTTCTTCCAACGCTTGTCGCGTGTACCGCTGTCCCAAGGTGTCTCCACCAGATTGGTTCTTGGCGGCCGTGACAATCTTAGACCGAAGGTTCTGGGTATAGGCCGACTTTACTCCCCGGATAATTGCTTCATCGCCACTCTCTAGCAGAGTACGAATTTGCGGCATGCCCTCTGCACTATTTATTAAAGACGACAGTGCAGCATACGGGTTAGTTACAGGCTCTCCGATATCACTAAACAAAGCTTTGTAGCGAGTGTTGTAGATGTCTTCCTGCGCGGCTTGGAAAGCAGTCTCAGCTTCCTCCAGCATTTTGCGATTGCCCTGTGCTGTGCCCAGTGTGTCATCTAGGCGGTTAGAGAAATCAACAATTCTGTCGTACTGCTCTGGGTATGAAGCCCGTATCAAGTTGGCATAGGACTGAAGCTCTGCCTTAACACTTTGCACAACATCAACAGGCGCTACGTCTCCTGCTACTTCTGCTGTACGGTCTGCATTACGTCCCATGCGCTGGACAACATCGCCAATGATAAAGTCCGTCACGCTGTTCGGATTAAGGTTAAGAGCCTCATTCCCTGCAGTCTGCCGGGACAATTCTATAAGCTGGGTGACATACGGACGATTGGACGGCACCTCTAGAAGGTTGCTTGTTTGCTGGAGGCCGACGGACTGAGTCTGGGCACTCCGGCTGTCTAGATTTAAGTTCTGACGACGGACCCGATCTATTTCTTCTAGCGGACCACCACCACGCCAGTACGGAGCAAAGTCTTCTTTAAAGTAGCGAGTAGCTTCTTGTGCCTTTTCTAAAATTTCATCGCCGTTATCGCTGTTCTTGGCAGCAAACTGCAAAGCATCTGTGCCTATATAATCCTGAAACTTTTCAAGTAGCCGCCTGCTGGCAGCATCCACCGTAGTTCCCGCCACCTTTAGATCAGCCATAGCATCCGACAGGGCAGGAGACAGGTTGCCAAACAAATCCCCGTAAGTTACACCCGCTTGATCAAGCTCGTTAACAAATCGCTCCCGGGCTTCATCCGCTGTTTCTAGACGAGTTACCAATTCACCATTTACTTCTTCGGCGATTTCTTGAGGCCGGGATCGGGTGAGATAGTCTCGGAACGCAGTCGTTGAATCAGACCGTGTAGCGACAGACAGATCAATATTGTTGAAAAGCTGATCGTTAGAGGCAATGTCATTCATCAAATCGAAAATGGCATCCCCATCAATCTCACCACCAAGTTCTCTCACCGCCGCATAGTTGGCGTTCTTGCGGTCTGTCATCACACGGGATGCCTCTAGCAGATCGTCTACTAGCTGGTCCTGTGATCTCGCTGCTGCATTGGTAGTATCAAAGCCNACAGNACGGTAGATATCCTCAATCTTACTAATGAACGGNATGTCTTCCTGCAGTAACCGGCTTATNTCNCCGGNCAACTCATTTTGNCTTNCTGTNAGAGCNTCCCGNGTAACNGTTTCCGGGCGCATTGCAAGTTCTTCCCCGGCCACTCGTTGAACCGACCCGGTAAAGTCGTCTATGTTTTGGTCTGCGCCTTCTGCTACTCGGCCGAAGACTTGTTGGCTCTGGTCTAGTACATCAACAACAGCCTGCTCAGATTGGGCTGCGGCAGCTTGCTGCGCTCCCATTGAGCCGGGGCGATTGGCATTTGCCCGGGAGAGGGCTTGGAGGCCCGTGACTGCCTGCTCAATGCCTTCTAAATCATTGTTTTCTGCCGCTCTCATCAACGCCGTAGCGGTATCGGCCATGTACTCAACGTCATCAAACCCGTCAATGTTAAAATTAGCAGTGACAGTCTTGTTTTCTTCTAGCAACTGAACAAGACGTTGAATATTCTCACTGTAATTTGCATCAGATGGATCTAAGTCAGCCACTATTCGCAAAAGATCTTCACCAATAGCCTTTTCTTGCGCTTCAGTAGACAAAACTCGCCGTAGAATAGGAATCGGAGACAGGGCGGACACTGCACTTAACAGCATGCCCCCTGCATTGAGTGCCCCGTCAATTCCAAGAGTTGTTGCGGCAGTATCCATAAAGATATTAAATTTACCGCGAAGAATTTGATCTGCCTCTGGAGAATTCGGATCAATATTTAAACCTTCATATATCGGGAGCATTGCATTCGGCCCGATTAAACCAGTTTCAACCTCTTCATCCATTCCAGCAGCAAAGATTGCACCTTCCGTTGCTGCAAAAGACAAACCTTTAACAATACGGGGTAAGTTAGCTAATCCTTTAACGACAAGGGCACCACCACCTCCGCCCGCCAGCATGGTTGCCCCTTCTTCGACAACTAGCCGATCAAGAAAACCAGAGCGGTCATCTACAGCAAGGCGAGGCAGAGCCTCACTATCTATAACATCGTCACCTATACCAAGCTTTTGCCCGGTAGCTTCACCAAATTTTGCAACGTTTCTTACTGTATTACGGATGGACCCCGACATCTTTTCACCGAGGCTTGGTCCCATATCGTCACCAAACACAGCACCAAGGCCCCCCGGAAGGCCGGGTCTAGGGACAATCCGTCTATCTGTAGGGTCTTCTGGATTTACCCAGACTAAATCTCCCCCTGACTTTTCGACGTTGGGGGAGTTTTCATATGCTTCGTAAATGCTTAAGGCTTTTTGTAGCTGCTCGGGCAATGGCCCCGTACCTTCTGGCAAGTCTTCTGCTAAAAACTCTGGGGACAGCGGGGAAGCTTTAAACGCCTGAAAAAGACTAGGAGTTTTTATGTCACTGTACATACCCTCGGCAGGAGGGGGCAACACACCCTCTGGAGGTGTGGCAGGCGCACCTATAGTAAAACCTGTAGCAGTTTCTTCTCTAGGCGCACCTATAGTAAAACCCGGGGTGGTTTCTTCTTCTCTAGGCGCACCTATTGTAAATGTATTGTCTGCCATGAATAAACCTACTTATTAATCGGGTAGCTGGTGTCCAGCCGCAAAGCGTTGCCGTTTACATCAACCGCGCCGGGGTTAGCCGCCATGAAAGCGTCAAGTTCTTCTTGAGTTTCAAATCTCAAGTCAAACGACCTAACATTAGGATCATTAAATGCCGTATTAAATTGATCTACATTTGTTACTATTGATGGGGCAGCGTCCGCTGCCGGTACTACGGATGCATCTTCACCAAAACTTGCAAGATTCAAATTAGAATAGTACCTGTAGTGATCAAAAGAACCGTCAGTCCGAGTCTTGGACTTATTCAACATTTCGTAATAATCATCGACGTTCTTAAATCCATCTAGCAAAGCAACCATCCGTGGATTGTCCGCGTAACGGCTGTTTAAATCGCGCACGGTTGGGTTATTCTGCAAGCCTACTGCTAGGCGATTTACGCCTTCTTTCTTTTCATTCAAGAAAGACATCAGGTTAGTTGCAAATGTTCTTGAATTAGAACTGCTGCGTATAACTTGCATAAACCGATCAAAGTCTTTGTTAGACATGCCTTGACCAGTTTGTCCTTCCGCACCACCAATGCGATACGCCATTAACAAAATCTTAGATCGGAACCGAGAAGTAGCATCAGCAGAGTTTGCCAATCGCCCCGCAAAACCAATGCCAGTTTCAGCAGCGTCTAGATTAAAAGCATCCCTAACAAATCCATCGATCTGCTCCGTTGACAGACGCTCAACACTTTTAAGCTCTGTCTTAATTCTTTCAAAGAACGTAGTAAACCCGCCTACAGTTGTCAGAACTTCTGGGTTTTGTTCCAGAATAGACAACGCCTCCATGCCGGGATTGAGCACTTCTATAAATTTAGCCCGAGCATTGTCATATGTAGAGATCGGCTCACTGATACTTGTTATACCTCTTTGAATTGCATCGCTTTCTTCTGGAGTTATCTCCCTTACAATGGAAGCACCCTCCCCAAGAAGAGAAGAGCCGTCATAGCCAATGTATGTATTGTTCCCAGTACTTCTATCGAACCCTCGTTGACCAAGCCGAGCAGAAAGAGTGTCGTCGGCGTTCTTAATAAGCACGGAAACACCCTCACCCATCCGTTCAATGCCCTGCTCTGCTACCGCTTCCTCTTGTTGTATTGTAAGAAGGCTTTCTAGCTCGGCTCGTTCAGTCTCGTCTTCATAATGCCCATTAGCTAAACGGAACGAAATCTGAGACGAGGACAATTCTTCAATTGGCGCTCTAGTCCCGGCTAGAATTTCATCAACTTCTGGAACAACAGTACCCGTAAAGAAGTCTAGCTGCTGCTGTACACGCTCGACTGCCGCTTGTGCCGCAGCCTTTTCAGGCGCAGTTTTTGCATTATCTGCATTCTGTTGAAGCGCACTGATCATAGTGTTGAAACGGGCTTGTTGGCTTGCCATCCAAACTTCGTGATCGTTGTTTGGTATCTCAACCGCATTCTCAAGTGTAATTTCAATAATGCTCCGCGCTTGCTCTGGTTTACCCGCAGACATAGCCTGAGTAAACTTCACCAGCCAGTTATTGTCATTAAGACCCTCTAAGTAGTCTTTATCAGGATCTGCAATAGATCTTTGTTCATACAGGGTATAATTCTCAACGTACTCACGCGCTTGCTCTAACTCTTTTTCGGTGGCGGTTCCCGTATCTTCTAGTCTTGCCAGATTTTGTTCTGCTGCGATCCTGCCGCCAATAAAATTACTATCTGTTATTTGTGCGGGATCTGCCCAATCCATGTTATAGCCGCGCTTTAATTCCTGAAGTGAGGCTAAAGCAGCCGGAGCATTAGCAACTCCTCTCTGTACATCGGTTTCTGCCGCAGCAATAAAGCCGTCAATCTTTGACTGAGTTGCTTTAGATAGGTCCATATATTCGGGCAGATCTTCTGGATCAAAGAACGGCTCAAACTTATACCCTTTTCCAAAAGCAGGAGTTGAGTACGGGCTGGTGTACCGGGCGTATTCTTCTTCGGTTACGCCAAGCTGTTCAAAGACACTATTGCGAACTCGGACTTGCTCCCCGGCAAACATATCGCCAAACAGCCTAGACATCAGACCACCAGACGTTTCTTCTTTTTCGCTGGAAACCGGAGACTCGGGAGAAACCGACTCCGCCGGGTTGACCGTATCAACAAGCCCAAGATTTTTAGCTAAATACCCTTGAGTTTCAGTAGGTAGAACCGACCTATCGCCACTATATGCTTCTGCTACATCAGGCCCAGCATTGTAAGCAATCAAAATTTTTGCCGGATCTCCATCAAAGCGAGTTTGCATCGCATCAAAGTATGCACGACCAAACTTGCGATTAAGATCTTCGTTAGCAAGAAGCTCTTTCGCCACCTCCTCTGTTTCTGCTCCTACGGGTATGTTCATGTCCCGGGCCATCTCAAAGATTGTTGGGACGTTATTACCCGGCTGCATAGCCGTTTGAGGCATGATTTGTGCAGCGCCCAACGCGCCTTTAGGAGACGTAGTAACACGACCATCTTTTTGGAAATGGGTGTTTTTTGACTCTGTAGTTAAAACACGATTCCACAATTCGTCAGAGTCAAAACCCAAGTCCGTCATTTGCTCAGACATACTATCTTTAATATCTGTGGCAGCATCTCGCATTTGGGTTGGGTTTTGCAGATTAGCAGGAAGCCGAGCAGTAGATGCACTCTGGTCTAAGGGATCATACATTCCTTCTTCAGGCGTGAATTTGCCCCTGCGGAGTTGTTCCTTTACGTTATCAACAGTATCCCCTGCTTTAAGAAGTTGATAGGCATTTACCCATAGCACATTGGTGTCTAACGGATTTTCTGAATCTTGATAAACATTGCTCTGTCCGTAAGACTCCGCAAGCTGTTTAGCCTGTTCAATAAGCTTTCGGTCTTTTTCCTGTTCCGCTAAATAAGCATCTTTATTTGACAGAAAATTACGGACTTGAGAATTAACTTTATTTTGCTCAAGGCGCATCCCGAGTTCATAAGTATCTGCGAACCCTTGTGCAAAACCAGACGCAAAACTTGCCCCATTACTCATCAGCTTGTCCCTCTACGTCCGTTTCATCGGAAGATTGGCCTAGCATTATTTGCTGTTCTTCGGCCCTAGAAGCAGACATCAAACCTCCCATTTCTTCAGGGGCCTCCTGTTCTTCTTCTGCTGGCGTTTCCAACTCTTCTTCTATTGCCGCCGAAATACGACTCTGTTCTTTAAAAAATTCTGCTGTCGGCTCAAGGTTAGGCTCATCGATGCCAAGGTCATAAGCAACCCCATAGCCCTTCGCCATAATCTCAATCAATCGGGCTGTCGGACCAGCAAGGAGTAACGCAAAATCTGGCGTCCATTTGCCGTTGCCAATCCCCAAAGTCAAAACCATATCCACAACCGTAGTAATAGGCACCCCGGTTTC